CAAGCCGTGGGGGCTTGAGCCGACGCCGCTGCCCGCGCTGGACCCGGAAGTGCAGCAGCAGGCCGAGCAGCAGTTGCGCCAGATGGCGATCCAGGAAGCGCTGATGGTCGAGCAGCGCACCGGGCAGCCGGTCGACGTGATGCAGGTGAAGGGCATCATGGAGCTTGCCCGCAAGCGCATGGCGCAGGCGATCAAGGACACGCTCTACGACGAGGCCAAGGAGCGCGCCGAGCGGATGGAGAAGCTGATCGAGGATCAGTTTGTCGAGGGCGGGTTCTACGAGGCATACGTCGAGGTCATCGACGACTTCGTGACCTTCCCCGCGGCCCACATGAAAGGGCCGGTCATCCGCATGGAGAAGGAATTGAAGTGGGCGGAAGGCCCCGGCGGTCCGGTGCCGGTGGTCAAGACGGTGCCGAAGAAGCGCTACGAGCGCCTGTCGCCGTACTACGCATTCCCGGACCCCGACGCCACGACGCCGAACGACGGCAACTTCATCGAGCTGCACCGGCTGTACCGCAAGGACTTCTCGGACATGCTTGGGCTCAAGGGCTACAAGGACGAGGCGATCCGCCAGATTCTTGAGCTCTACGACCGTGGCGGGCTGCACGAGTGGCTCACCACCGACAGTGAGAAGGCGCAGGCCGAGCAGCGTCAGTGGTCGCCGGGGTTCCAGAGCGACAAGATCGACGCCATCGAAATGTGGGGCTCGGTGCAGGGGCGGTGGCTGATCGAGTGGGGCATGGACCCGAAGAAGATTCCCGACCCGCACAAGGAGTACGAGGTCAACGTGTGGATGACCGGCTCCATCGTGTTCCGCTGCGTGCTCAACCCCGACCCGCTGGGTCGCCGGCCGTACTGGAAGGCGTGCTTCTTTGCCGTGCCTGGCGCCTATTGGGGGCGCGCGCTGCCCGACACCATCGCGGACGATCAGGACCAGTGCAACGCCGCGGCGCGGGCGATGATCAACAACATGGGATTCTCGTCCGGCCCGCTGTACGAGGTCGACGTCAGCCGGTGCGAGAACGACGACGGGGAGATTTACCCCTGGAAGCGGTTTGAATCGACCAGCCGGATGATGGAGACCAGTCCGGCGGTGCGCTTCCACAACGTACCGAACACCACGCCGGCGCTGCTGCAGGTCTACGACAAGTTCAGCCTGCTGGCCGATGAGCACTCAGGCGTGCCGGCCTACCAGCAGGGCAATACCGACAACGTGGGCGGCGCCGGCAAGACGGCCACCGGCCTGTCGATGCTGATGAACGCCTCAGCGCGCAGCATCAAGGGTGCGATCCGGCACCTGGACGTCGGGGTGGTCAAGGGTGTGGTGGAGCAGACGTACCTGCACAACATGCTGTTCCACCCCGACCGCTCCGTGAAGGGCGATCTGCGCGCGACGGTGCGCGGCTCCACGGCGCTGATGATCAAGGAGCAGATGGCGATTCGGCGCATGGAGTTTGCCGAAAAGACCAACAACCCGGTCGACAACGCGATCATGGGCATGGACGGGCGGCGCGAGCTGCTGCGCGGCGTGGCCGAGGCGCAGGATATGGACGTCGACAAGATATTCCCCGAGCGGCCTGAGCAGATGCCGGCGCCCGGCGGCGCACCGGGGCAGGGCGGCGCACCGCAGACCCTCGACGCGGCCGGTAACCCGGTGGCCGGTCAAGACGCCTCGATCGCGCAATGATGAGCTACGACCAACAGCGCGGCCTGGCGCAGCTCGCGAGCACGGACTGGTGGCGCCGGGTGGTGCGCCCGATGCTGGAAGAGCGCCTAGCCGAGTACGACAGGCAGAACCGGTCCACGGACGGCGCGAACGTCGCACGCACGCAAGGCCGCGCGCTCGAGCTGGCCGAACTGATCGCGATGTTCGACAACGCGCGCGACCAGGTGGTACGCGCCGATGGCCAAAGGAACCGGCCCAACCCGAGCCTCCGATTCTGAAAGGCGACGACCAGACGCCGAGGTCAAGATCTGGTCACTACCAAGAGGGCATCCAGATGAAGAAGCCCATGAACGGCGGCAAGTCCGAGCGACTGGTCAGCCACATCCGCAATCCGATGCCGGCGTCCGGTAAGGGCAAGTCCGGCGAGAAAACGGTCGCCAAGACCAAGACCGGCGTCGGCGGCTAGTCCGCTACGCCAACCGTAGTACCTGACAGGGGCCGCAAGGCCCCTTTTTCGTGGGAATACCGCACCGGGCTCCACGTGGAACACCCGCAGCCGGCTCCCGACCCAACCACGGCAGAAAACGGAACACCGAGAAAGGCTCCCGCGTTGGGAATACCTGACGAGGCTCCGGAGGTAACACGTGCAAACCGCAACGAGAGTGAAGAAGGCAGAAGATCGTATTAGGGAACTACACACTCAGGCGCAGGACGGTGAGCCGACGCCGGCGCAACCCGCCGAGCCGGCCGCACCTGCACAACAGGCGAATCCGACCGACCCGCCCGACGGCGGTGATCCGCAGAAGGCCAAGCCTGACCTGAAAGACCTACTGACCCCGGTAGACACCGCGCCCACGGGCGAGGACCGGGGGATGGATTTTCGCCCGCAGTACGAAGTGCTCAAGGGCAAGTACAACAAGGAAGTGCCGCAGCTCATGGCCGAGAACGAGTTTCTCAAGAGGCGACTCGAAGCCCTGGAGGACGACATCAAGAACCTGAAAGCCGGCCAGCCGGCCAGCGACCCCAGCGGTGGTAAGCGCCTCAGCCACGTCCGTGGCGAGCTTGGCGATGAAATCGCGGACGAGCTGGAAGGTGTGCTGGGCGCAGGTTCGGGCGATGACAGCAGGATCGACAGCATCGAGCAGTCGATGGCGAGCCTGCAGGAAACGCTCAATCAGGTGAATGAGTCCATCGGGCGCCGAGAAGCAATCGAGGCGCAGACCGCGCAAGAAAAGTTCTTCGCGAACTTGGACGCCGCGGTGCCGCAGTGGAAAACGATCTACAACAGTCGCGAGTTCGTGGATTGGTCGCGCGAGACAAACCCGCTTTCAGATAGCGGGATGTCGTACAACGAGACCATCAATCGAGCTTTCGATCGGTTCAACGTCACTCCCATCGTTCGCGTGTTCAACGAGTTCCTCAAGTCCGTGGGTTTCGAGCCCGCCACGCCAGGCAGCCTGGACGAGCAGATCGTCCCCAAGAGCGCCAGGGGTGGTGGGGATCAACCCACCGGAGAGGTACGGAAGTGGACACCTGAGAAGATCGAGGCGTTCAAGCGTGATGTTAGACGGGGCAAGTACACGGGCCCGGATGGCGCCGCGCAGGTCGCCAAGATCGCTGCGGAGATTCAGCGCGAGCTGACGCAACGCAGCCAGTAGTCCCCCGACGTGCCTCTGAGCCAGAGGTACGCCAGTCATGGCACTCGAAAACGCGCCGGGTCATCCGGCTTACAGCGGCACGTTCATTCCCGAACTGTGGTCGCTCAACATCCTCGTCAAGTTCTACGCGGCGTGCGTCCTGTACGACATCGCGAATACGGACTACGAGCCCGAAATCAAGAAGCACGGCGACATCATCCACGTCCGCCAGACCCCTGACGTCACCATTCGCGACTACGTGAAGGGTGGCACCACGGTGATGGAGGACCTCGACGCCGACGTGGTGGATCTGACGATCGACCGCGGCAAGTACTTCTTCTTCAAGATCGACGACGTCGACAAGTACCAGAGCGATCTGGATCTGATGTCCGATTGGGCCGACGAGGCCGCACAGCGGATGAAGATCACGATCGACACGGACGTGCTGGGTACGGTCTACGGTCAGGCCCATGCCAGTAACCAGGGCTTGACCGCTGGCGCGATCAACTCCGACATCGTTCTCGGAACCACGGCCGCGCCGCTCACCATCACCAAGGCCAACGTCCTCGACGTACTGGTGGACTACGGCACGGTGCTGGACGAGCAGAACGTCCCGGAGACGGACCGCTGGCTGGTCATTCCGCCGTGGATGGCGGGCATGATCAAGAAGTCCGAGCTCAAGGATGCGTCTCTGTCCGGCGACGGTTCGAGCCTGCTGCGCAACGGCCGGCTCGGCATGATCGACCGGTTCACGCTGTACTCCAGCAACCTGCTGACGAAGGTCTCGGGCACGACCAAGCTCATCTTCGGTCACCGCTCCGCGATTTCCTTCGCTTCGCAGATCACCGAGCTGAATCACTTTCCGCAGCTCGAAAACACCTTCGGACAGGCCATTCGTGGCCTCAACGTCTACGGCTTCAACACCATGAAGCCCGAGGCGCTGGGTACGTCGTCCGTGGTGAAGGGCTAAACGCCCTGACGTAGAGAAGTAAGCCCGGTGTTCCGGGTGGCGGGCGGGGCGGTCCTTCGGGGCCGTCCCGCCTTTTTCTATGGGTCAGCCGTTGGCTGGCTCTCTCCATTGTCCCACCGAGGTAATGCAGCATGACTACGCTCAACCTGACCGACGGCAATACGGGCATCCCGCACCGCGGACTGGATCGGTTCTTCGTCCTCGAGAAGAAGATCGACCTGTCAGCGAACAACTCCGGTTCTTCCGATGTACTGGAGTGTCTCAACGTCCCGGCTGGCACGTTCGTGTTCGATGTGTTCGTGCGGGTGATCACGCCCGAGGGTGGCACCCTGACCGCCACCGTTGGCGATGGCGCCGGCGCGGACTCATGGGATGCGTCGACCAACCTCAACGCCACAGCCGGCACCGTCACCCACGGCGCCAGCGGCACCGACGCCTACGCGACATCCGGCAAGTTTTATGCGGCCGCCGACACCATCGACCTGACCATGAGTGCCAATGCTGGCGACACGGCCGTGTTCGTGGTCTCGGCACTGTGCGTCGACCTGGCCGGCTCCGCGGCGCTGTCGTAATCCACCGACTCTGAGAGGTAATCAGCATGACTACCATCAATATGAGCGGTGGAACGGGCGTCATCCCGTACGAGAAGTTTCCCGGCACGCGGCTCAAGACACTGAGCAACGTGGTGGACTTCTCGAAGTTCAATGCCGGGTCAAGCGATCTGATCCAGATGCTCCGCATCCCGGCGAACTTCCTTGTGCTGGGCGTCTCCCACCGCGTTCTCACCGCCGAAGGCGGCACGTCTACCGGCACCATCGGTGACGGCACCGACCCCGACGGCTGGATCGCATCGGTCAACAACAACGCCACGGCGGGCACTTTGCTTGCTGCAACGCAGGCGGCGGCGGATCTGTCAGTAACGCAGGCCCTCATTGCCGGCGGCAGTGCGGGCGACCACACCGTCACTGGCATTGCCACGACCGACACGCTGGTCAGCGTGATCCACAACACGGCCGGTACGCTGGCGGACCTCACTGGTGAGTTCACCATCAGCGCGGCTGACACCATCAACAACGTCGGTGGTACGGACACGTCGAGTGATCAGTTGCTCGTCACGTACACGACCCCGAGCGCGGCCACCAACGCCTACGGTGCGTTGGGCGGCAAGTTCTACTCCGCAGAGGACACGATCGACATGCAGTTGTCGGCTCACGCCGTCGATGCAGCGAAGATCGAGCTTCTGGCCTGGGGTATCGACTTGGCCGCGTAACAACCCAACGGGACCCGGGGCGCAAGCCCCGGTGATCCCACGGAGGACACATGAGCAAGTACCTGCTGAACACCAAGACTGGCGTCGTGCTGGATCACACCGAGCTGCTGGCGAAGCTCGACGAGATGGTGCCCTGCGACGCACACGGCCATCGCATCGCCCCCGAGGTCATGCCGCCGGTCATGCCGGCCGTGGTCGACTACACCGAGGACTCACCGCCGCCAACCGTCGGCCAGGAACCGCCTGTACCGCCGTCCGTGCCGGAGACGGTGACGCCGAGCGCACAGCCGCAGGCGAAGGGAGCGCCGCGCGGTGACGAGGAAGTGCGTCCCGAGGACGTGAAGCGCTGCGTGGCAGCGATCGCGCGCATGGTCGACGGCAAGGCCACGAAGCTGAAAGAGGGCGCCCGTCTCTGGACCCGCCCGAACCACGACGACAAGGGCAAGCCGTGGGCCGAGTCCCTGGCGCTCGAGGCCGGCGTGGCGAACATGACGCCTGAGCTGCGTGATGCGGCGTGGGCGGCCTACCGCGAGCAGGCTGCGTAAGTGGACCTGAGCGAGCTGAAAGCGGAGGCCCGGCGGCTTCTGGATGATCCGCTGCAGCCGGGCACTCCGATCAGCATTGACGGGGTGAGCGTTGCCAACCCCGCGGTAGTCACGGCCGAGCGCCACGGGCTTGTCACCGGGCAGACGGCGACGATCGCCGGGCGCACGGGCGACACGCCGGACATCAACGGCGATCACGTCGTTACCGTCATCGACGCCGACACGCTGAGCATCCCGGTCAACGTCACCGTCTCAGGCGGCGCCGTCGGCACGATCAGCGGCACGGACGAGGATTCGCTGTGGTCCGAGGCCGAGCTGACGCGCTTCGCCAACCTGGCCGAGCGCGAGGCGGCGATGCGCTCTCTGTGCATCATTGACGACACCACCACGCAGGACGCTGACGACAAGCCGATCTGCCGAATCTCGCTCACCGCCGATCCCACCACGCCGGTCTACGAAATCTCGCCCAAGGTCATCACGATCCGGCACGTACAGCTCGCCTCGCTGAACTATCCGATGACGAAGGACAAGCGATTCGGGCTGCAGAACGAGAACCTCGCCAACCTGCCGGCGGGCACCCCCTCGCGCTGGTCCTGGGCGCGACGGCTGCACTACATCGTGCTCAACCGCAAGATCGAGGCCAACGACACGCTCAACCTGGAGGTCACGCGCTATCCGCTGGCCGATATGAGCGCGGCCGACGACGAGCCCGAAATCCCGTTCCACTTCCACTACTCGCTGGTGTACGGGATGCTGATGTACGCCTACCTCAAGAAGGACTCTGAGACGTATGACCCAGCACAGGCCGAGCGCTTCGGCAAGATGTTCGCTGATGTGTTCGGGCCGCCGGTCTCGCTGCAAGAGCTGACCGTCAAGCGCCAGGCGGTGAGCCGACCGCAGTTCATCAGGCACTACTGATGCCGGGAAAGATCTTCACCTACGGCAAGTTCACCGGGCTGAACAACGTCGCGGACCCGACCGAGCTCGGCCCCGAGGAACTGGTTGCCGCGGAGAACGTCGATATTTCCGACCGCGGGCGGCTCAAGCGGCGTCCGGGATTCACGCAGGTGCACAGCGGGACCGTGCACAGCCTGTGGTCGAACCGGGTGGAGGACATCGCGCTGTTCGTGGAGGGCACGGATCTGAAACGCCTGTCCGTGGACGACGCCGGCAACTACACGGTGTCTGAGCTCCGCTCCGGTGTCGCCGCGGTGGCGATGTCCTACGCTGACGCCGCCGGCGACGTGTACTACTCGAACGGGTACGACACGGGGATGATCCGCGACGGGGTGAGCCGGCCGTGGGGCGTGAAAACGCCGGCCGCGCAGCCGACCCTGAGCGCCGCTGCCGGCGCGCTGCCGCCGGGCCGCTACCAGGTCGCGATCACCTACGTCGACGACCTGGGGCGCGAGAGCGGGGCGCGCATGGGCGCGTTCATCGAGCTCACCACCAATCGCGCAATACAGTGCTCGGGCATCCCCTCATCGGGAGAGGCCACGATCACGACCGTGCGTGTGTACTGCACGCCGGTCGACGGCGATATGTTCTACCGCGTCGCGGAAGTGCCGGACGGCACCAGCAGCGTGCGCATCGGGGTGGGCTACTGGACCATCCCCCTGGCGACGCAGTTCCTCTCCGAACCGCCCGTAGGGACCATCGTGCGCTACGTCGCCGGGCGTGTGGCGGTGGTCAGTGGCAACGCGGTGTATCTGTCCGAAGCGTTGTCCTATCACCTGTTCAACCTGCGCAAGTGGTTCTTCCAGTTCCCGGCGCCGATCACGATGGCCGCGCCGGTGCGCGACGGGCTCTACATCAGCGCCGATCGCCTGTACTGGCTGCCCGTGGGCAGTGAGGATGCGCCGCTCGGGTGGCTGGCCGACTACAAGGCCATTCCCGGCACCGACGTGCAGATTGGAGGGGATGACGTTGGCGACGGCACGGTAGAGTCGCACGTCCTATTCATGACCGAGAAAGGCCCGTGCTACGGCGGGCCGGGCGGTGCGTTCAAGAACCTGACCAACACCCGCGTCGCCTACCCCGAAGCGGTGTCGGGGGCATCCGTCGTGCGCGACCAGCGCGGGATGTCTCAGTTCATTACGTCCGTTCGCCGCACCGACAGCGACGGAAACGTGTACACGTCTGACCGTGCAGAGGCCACGGTGATCCGCAATGGGGTCGTCATCCCATGAGCGATCCCCTCGTCTCTGCACTCGATGACCTCTTTCGGCACCTGAAAGGCGCCGCCGCGGCTGTGAAGAAGATCCGCGATGAGGTTAGAAACCACCATCCAGAAGCCACGCCCATCGGGGCCTCGCTTGCACCGCAAGAAAATCGAGGCCATACCGATGCGGATCAACATTCCTGACACTCTCGCGCGCGAGCTGCCGCGCACCCTGCGTAACGGGCACTTCGAGCCGAACGAGCAGGGAATCTACCTCCCCCGCCAGAAGGCCGTCATCGGCGGCACCTTCATCCACGACGTCTACCGGCCCGGTGTCGGATTCCTGGGCGAGCAGTGCGACCACAACCTCGTCGTCAACGAGGGCCTGAATGCTCTGCTCGACATCATGTTCCACGCCGACACGCAGATCACGACCTGGTACGTGGGCATCTTCGAGGGCAACTACACGCCGGTGGCGACCGACACCGCGGCCAACATCGCGTCGAACTCCACCGAGAGCACGGCCTACGATGAGGCGTCGCGCCAGGAGTACAACGAGGCGGCCGCGTCCGGTCAGTCGATCACCAACAGCGCCAACAAGGCCACGTTCACGATCAACGCCACCAAGACGATCTACGGCGCGTTCCTGATCAGCAACTCGACCAAGGGCGGTACGTCGGGCACGCTGTTTTCGGCGTCGCGCTTCTCGGCGTCGCGTTCGGTCATCGCGCTGGACAGCCTGCTGATTACCTACACGATCACGGCCGCCGATGCCTGATGCCGCTGCACATTTCCCTGCGCGGCGTTCAGGGGAAGTGCGCGCGTTGGCTGCCGTTCGCCCGGCGGCAGCTCGATAAACTCCGCGCGCTCAAGGCGCGCACGGACACGAGCGGGCTGCACAAGACCCTGCACGTGGCTGACGGCACGATCCGGGTACGGATTGCCCGCGATCAGGAGTTCATCGAAATCGTGATGAAGGGTGGGGCGGTGCTGTTCACGATCGCCAACACCATCGACGGCGGATTCAACGCGCACAAGCGGTACTACTTCTACAACCCGGACAGAAACCGCTCCAGCTACCTGCTGGAAACGAATCTCGGGGACTACCCTGATATTCAGGCGATGGACTTCTATGCCGGGCTGGGCGCGCTGGTGTATCTCGACAACTACGCCACGGTGTACCCGGTGGTAGGTGTAGGCGTGCCGTTCTCGGACCATGAGTGGAGCGCTGGAAATCCGTCAGGGGCGATCCGCTACCGCAAGGACGTGGATGGGAATTGGGTCTACGTCGCGCACACTACCGACCAAAACCTGCAGGCGCCGTACTACGTCGACGTGGGGTGGGAGGATGGCATGGGCGGCGGCGATGCGACGTTCCTCTACATCGACGTCGCCAACTCGCTCTATCGCAAGGATTCGCGCGAGTACACCTACGCCTGGTCGCAAGAGGACCTCAACCACACCGGGGTCAACAACTATCACCGCTTCCGGGCCTACCTCGTGTCGCGCGACATCACCGACACGGATCTGGACTGGCGCGTGGATTACCTGGTGGGAGAGTGGGAGAACCAATCGGCGTCCCCGGGGCACGTGTTCCGCCGCTTCGAGCCGAGCTACAGCCAGCTCTACCCGGTGTACAACGAGGACACGGTGCACCTGTATGCGGAGACGGTTCGAGTGGACGCGCCGGGAATGGATGCCGAAATCTGGCGCTACGACCGCGCGGCCGGCACCAACACCAAGGTGCTGTCGTGGGACAACCTTGAAGCGCAGTCTAGCTATTACCACCCCGAGGTCTTTCTGCTGGACCACGACGGCAAGACCTGCGGGTACGCCGCGATCGAGGTAGCGGTCGACGGGACCATCACGGAGCTGCCGGACAACGGTGGCACGCCTTCGGCGCTCTCGCGCTTCTACGCCGGGCCGTGCGACGACGTGCTCGATGCCGACGGCAATGTGGTACTCGCCGGCGGGATCGAGAATGCACAGCTCGTGCTCGAGCTCGATATGAACGACATCGAGTTCTACGGAACGCCGAGCGCCAACTTCGCTTACCGGGTGCTGGGCTTCTGGCGCATTTCTGGCGGCTACGCTGCCGACGCCGACGGCAACCTGGTGGACACGGCCGTGTACGGCATCTGGATACTCGGGGATTTCAGCCCGGAGTACTACCCGTCGCTGCTCGCGCGCTGGTCATCGGCCGATGGCCTGCAGCTCGTCTACAAGGTGTTCGATGACCTGTCAGACGGGTTCTTCTACAAGAAGTACTTTCAGAACAACCAGTACAGCTTCAACATGCTGACCGACGCGGACCCCATGACTGGCGCAAACCCGAAACGAAAGAACCTGCTCGACGGAGCGATCACGATGAACGGCTCTCCCGTTGATCCGAGCTTCTATACGAGCACGTGGGTGTTGCCGCGGTTCGCCAAGGTGTCGCGCTAATGCCGTCCGTTGGCGAAACGAAATCCGAGCAGTACGGATGCTGGCTCGTGTTCTACCGTTGGGACGGGTTGCAGTGGGTCAACATCTCATCGGTGTGGATATGTGGCGGTGGCGAGAATCCGGGCGATCCGGGCGAGCCGGATGATCCGGGGACGACAATCAGTGACACGCCGCCCCCGGACGTCGATGCGGACGCGCCGCCGACCGTGGGATTCCCCAACTCTCCGACGAACACGACGCCGAATCCTGATCCGACACCAGGAACGCCGCAGGCGTATTCGCGCACGATTGCCGACGGAATCAACATCGCGGATAACCGGGCTGACCGCGCCTTCAACACTGGCTGGCTCACGCCGAACCTGGTGACAGAGCGCGATGTCACTGACGCGAAGAATTGGCAGGGTGTGAACGCGGTCAAGGAGGAAAACGAGGTGGTCGCGACGCTCGCGGCGTCAGGGGGTCACTTCGGAACGAAGCTGTGGTGCAAGGACTTCCGCGCCAACATTCCCGCCGGCGCGGTTCCGCTTGGGTACGAGATAGAAGTCGTGCGCTCGGTGTTCGGCACGCAGGACGTATCGGGCGACCAGCTTGCCATTGCGATCTGCCGGTGGGAAATACAGTCGTGGGAGATTGACGGTGTTTCCTACGATTCCAAGGCATACTCGGTGAATTCGCAAGACACCGTTCCGGTGCGTGCGCAATTCAACGCAGACGGCTCGAAGATGTATGTGCTCGGCACTACGAACGACGCCGTATTTCAGTATTCGCTTGGGACAGCTCTCGACGTCAGTACGGCTACATACGACTCTGTCTCGCACAGCGTACAGTCTCAATACAGCAATCCGCATAGCAGTGGTTTTGCTTCATTCGTGTTCAAGCCAGATGGCGCCAAGCTCTATGTCGTAGGGACAGACCTGGATAGGATTTACCAGCACGCACTGAGCACGCCCTGGGACCTATCGACAGCTTCATACGAATCAAAATCGTACAGCCCCGTGGTCCAAGGCACGAACCCGACCAGCGTCGCGTTCAACGACGATGGGAGCAAGATGTACGTGCTCAGTCTCGCCGCGGAGAAGGTGTCGCAGTACACGCTGTCGACGCCGTGGGATGTCAGCACTGCGTCGTATGCCAGTAAGCAGCTCGACGTGCGCGATGAGCTCGGCCCGGGCTATGACTTTTCTTGCGAGATTGCGTTCGATACCAATGGATCGCACGTGTTCGTGCTAGTCAATAACACCTTCGGGTCGGACGACTTCGAGATATACCAGTTCACGCTGTCGACGGCGTGGGACATCAGCACAGCGTCCTACGATTCCAAGTCCTACGCGCTTGGCAGTTCGCTCAATACCGCCGGACCGTGCAACTTTGCATTCAGCCAGGACGGATCGAAGATGTACGTGACCGCTGGCACATCCATTTGGCAGCATAGCGTCTGATGCCCACGATACCCAACGAAGGCGACATCAGCGGCGACTACACGTGGACCTGCTCAACGTACACGGATGGGTCGACGCACACCGACTACGCGACCGTGGAGCGGGTGAGCTCGGCGGGCGGCGCCAACTCCCTGTTCGGCACAGACTTCACCGATCAGGACGTAAACAGTCCCGAGTTCGGCGTGCTGTACAGCGTCAACCCGGACAACGCCACGACGATCCGAGCCAATGCGGTGCGGCTCAAGGTGTACTTCGCGCTCGAGGTCGACAAGGGAACGGTGCCGTCTGTGCTTCCCGAGAGCCTGGCCGCGGTGAGCCTGAGCGGTCCGCTGGCGGTGGCTGTCGGCGCAGGCGGGTTGATCTTCACCAGCGCCGACCGCGGCGAGACTTGGACGCAGCGCACGAGCGGCGTGACAGAGAACCTGTACTGCGTGATCTACGCCCGCGGGAAGTACATCGTGGGCGGGCAGAACGGTGTGCTGCTCACGAGCACGGACGGGATCAGTTGGACGCGCAACGCCTCATCGACCTTCCAAGACATCTTCGGGCTGGCGTTCAGCCGCAACAAGCTGCTCGCCACCGGCACCAACGGCGATGCACTGTCCGGCACGGATGTCAGTGACCTGGTGGGCAAGGCCGTCGTCGTCGACCCGTACACGCCACCCGCATGAGCGAATCCACACATTCAGTCGCGGACAACGGCACCACGTATGTCCGCGTTGGGCTCAATGGGCTGATCCAGACCAGCACCAACGGCGAGGACTGGACGGCGCAGACCAGCGGCGTGAGCACGACGCTGTGGGCGGTGGTGTGGGGAGAAGGCCTGTTCGTGGTGGTGGGCGACAGCGGCGTGATCCTGACCAGTCCGACAGGAACGACGTGGACCGCCAGGGCCTCTGGCACGGCTGAGGACCTGCACGACGTCGCATACGCCGATAACTTCGTCGCCGTTGGTGACGCTGGCACTGTGCTCATAAGCGAGGACGGGATTGCCTGGGGCTCGGTCCCGTCGCAGACCACGGAAAACCTGTGGGGCGTGTCGGCGGGCTCGGGATCGTGGCTTGCGTGCGGCGACAACGAGACGATCATCGCCGGCGACCTGATCACACTCGATCTGGATGCCTCGCTTGAGGATGGTGTTGGCGCTTCGGGCAGCATCAGCGCAGCCGGCAGCACCTACAACGTCACGGCGTCCGAGTCGATGGAGCTGCCGAACCCGGCGCTACACGACCTGGAGCGCGAGCCGAAGTACGAGTACCTCAGTGAGACCGTGCTGCAGACAGACGACGGTACCGATGCGCTCGGGGCATTCGTGCAGCCGGCGGCCGACACCGCGCAACTCAATGACCGCCCGTTCATCAACAACGAGGCGGTATCCGACGCGGTGACGCTGAGCTCGGCCATTCTCGGCTACTACGGGCGCACGCTGGTCGAAGCGGTGGAAATCGACGAAAGCGCGGTCGCACTGTTCCAGGCGCACGGGGAAATCACTGACGACCTGACGGCCGACGATGCCCTGGTGGTGTCGGGCGTGTGGATCACGGCCCTGTCCGATGGCCTGACGGTCGACGACACACTCAGCGCCGGGCAGATCATCCAGCAGGCGCTCTCCGAAGGCGTGGTGTTCGCGGTGGGACTCAGCACCGGAGCGGACGCCTACACCGGCTGGGTCATGAACACCGCCAACTACGCGATGACGCAGTACACGAATTTCGCGTTCAACTCCTACGCGCGCCTCAATGGGGCGGCGCTGGGCGCCAATGACTCTGGCATCTACGTGCTCACCGGAACCGACGACGCCGGCACCGCGATCGCGGCACGGGCGCGCACCGGGGTCACAGATTTCGGGGTATCGAACCTCAAGCGCGTGATCGAGGCCTATTTTGGCATCCGCAACGATGGCGCGATGGTCGTCAAGACGATCACGGACGAAGGCAAGGAGCGGTGGTACGAGATGCGGCAAACCAACGCCGGTATCCACCGGTCCCGCTGCAAGCTGGGCCGCGGCGTGCAGGCGAACTACTGGCAGTTCGAGCTGCTCAACAAGGATGGGGATGACTTCGAGCTCGACTCCATCTCCCTGACGCCGATCGTCCTGACCAGAAAACTCTCCCGGACAAACTGATGGCAGCCGAAGAAACCGTACAACAGGTCATCGACAACGCGATAGACCAGGCGCAGACCTACGCCGACCGCGCCAACGACTTCGCGGAGGAAGCGGTACGCGCGGCGAAGTATGCGTCTGTGCCGACGCCGACGTGGCCGGAAATCGACGAACCGACCGAACCGGCTCTGACCGCGCCGCCGCTCGACTTGGGCAATCTGTTCGAGGGGGAGCAGGACGCCAAGCAGGATGAAATCGAGGCGTTCATCAACGAGCAGTTTCAGGACTGGCTCAACACCTATTACCCGGACTTCACGGCGAAGCTGGCGAGCGTGGCCGGGTGGCTCGACAACGCCATCACGAACGGCGGCACCGGCCTGAGCCCGGCCGTTGAGAGCCAGATATGGGATCGCGCGCGCACGCGAGAGGATGCGCTGAATCAGCGCTCCACGGACGACGCGGTATCGGCCATGGCCGCCCGCGGCTGGGCGCTGCCGTCCGGGGTGCTGGCCGAGCGCCTGCGCGTGAATACGCAGGAGAACATCAACCGGGATTCCGGCCTGTCGCGCGACATCGCGATCAAGCAGGCCGAGCTCGAACAGTCGAACGTGCGCTTTGCCGTCCAGCAGAGCGTGGCCCTGCACCTTGGGATCATCCAGGCCGCCGCTAATTGGGTGAGCTTGATGCTGCGCTCCTACACGACGTCGGCGGATCTGAGCAACGCGCTGCTCAATGCGACGATCCAGTTCTACAACCAGTCGATTCAGTATTACCAGGCGCGCATCCAATTCGAGAACCTGCTGCTCAACTACTCCAACAACGACTTCGAGGCGAACCGCGCCGAGACGCTGTACAACCTGGACGCCGCTGACCGCCAGGCGAAGAACCACACGAACGCGGCAATCTCGGCAGCGCAGCAGATGGGCGGCATCGCGCAGTCCGCGATCGCGTCGCAGAACACCATGGCAACAATCGTGTCAGAGACGACGAGCGAGGTTTAGGCTATGCCGGATCAAGAATACTTCCGCAAATCGGCGCAGAACCAGCCTATTCAGCAGCTTGGCGAGGACATCTTTGCCACCAGCGACCGCGAGGATCGCAAGCTCAATCGGTTCAGCGACCAGCGCAACATCGACACGCTGCGCGGCGGACCGCCGGCGCCAGGTTCAGGACCGTCGATGCCGGGGGGTGGCGGCCAAGCCAATCCGGTGGACGAAGCGGCGCGACGCGGCAACCTGCGCGGATTCATGGGCGACAGCATGGAGTACCTCACCGGCATTGTGCCAGATGCGCGGACCCTCATGGCCGAGCGCTACGGCCCCGATTCGCTGAACGATCTGGATAGCCTGCACGCGGACCTGCAGCGCGCCCGTGTGGCAGCCGGGCTCACCGGCGCCGCTGGGGGGCCAGGCGGCACCGTGAGCACGATCCCCTCTGACGTCAACCCGTTCCTGTCAAACGATCAGCGGCTTGCCATGGCGCGGCGCGACGTGGGGCTCAACGCGGAGGGCACCGGCTACTCCACGCAGGTCCGCAACGATCAGCGCTTGCGTGCAGAGGGAAATGCGCACCTGGCGAGCGACGCCAGCCCCGAGGAACGTCGCCTCAATCGCCGCGCGCTGTTGGAGCGCGAGCTGCGCAACGTCAATCTCGGCGGCAACCAGAGCATCACCGATCTGGCGCGCAACCGTGTGCTGCACCGCGACCTCACCCGGCAGATTCAGCAGCTCGACAAGGAGGGGCAGGCCGCGCAGACGCAGGGCTTGGAGGAACGCAAGCTCTCGCAGGCAGCCGAGCAGAAGGCACTCGACCGGCAGAACGAGCTCGTCAAGAGTGCGCTGGACCAGGCGAGCGACAAGCCGGCGGCGGTGGCGGAAATCGAGTGGTACGCGAAAAACCTGTTCGGCGGCGATGCCGGCAAGGCCGCGGAGTTCTACAAACGGAGCCGTGGCAAGAACCCGCAGGAGGTCGAGGACAAGCTGTACACCGAGGCTTACACGGCGACCGGCAGCAGCGAGGAAGCCGCGGCCGCGGTAGATGCGTTCCGCAGGTTCCGCAATCAGGGCGGTCCCAGCGGTGGCGGGCAGCAGCAGAACACCTACAAGATCGTCGGCCCGGACGGCAAGGCGGTAGAGGCCACCGTGAAAAACGGTGTGTGGGCGGACGCCAAGACGGGCAAGCCGCTGTTCAGCGAGGTCAAGCCGAAGGCCAAGGTGCCGGCTCGTCAGGAGGCCGCGCAGCCGGCAGCGAAGTCCGAGAAGCCGAGCACGGCAGAGAAACCGGCCAAGAAGAACGATCAGCCAGCGAGCGACGCTAAACCAGACTTTGCCGAGCGGTTGGTGCGGAATCTGGTTTACAAGGGCGTGTCCCCGGAGCGGGCAGAAAAGATACTGGCGCCAGAGCGCCGCAGCGTCGCGAAGGTCAAGGAGGCCATCGGCAAAGGCAAGATGGGCGACTTGAATGACGAGACGATACGCACAGCGCTCAAGAGCACCGAAGTCTCGAACAAGGACAAACGCGACCTGCGCCGCGAATTGAAGCGCCGAGAGAAAGAGAAGGCCGCTTGAGCACCCCTGCGAACAACCTCCCGGAGCTCCCCGAGGGCTACCGGGTAGAGCCTGTTGAGCCCACCCCTACGCAGCCCGGACCGGCTACGTCCCGACTGCCGGCGCTGCCGGACGGGTATCGCCTCGAGGAACCGCGCGCGCTCGCCGGTGCCGCGGCGCAACCGTCCGACGATTCGCAGTTCACCAAGGGGTTGAAGTCCGGCATCGACCAGACGCAGGGCCTTCTCTACGGGCTCGCCGGGCTGGCGGGGTCTGCCGTGGGCAGCAAAGACCTCGAAAGCTGGGGTTTGGAAGGCTATCAGCGCAACGTCGACGAAGCGGCGCAGAACGCCGGGCGTGTGTCGAGCGTCACCGACATCCGCAGCGGTGCCGACTTCCTGGACTGGTCCGCGTACACGCTGGGCAACCTGGTGCCGACCATGGCAGTGCTGATCGGCGGTGGTGGGATCGGCGGTGCGATCGGCAAGCAGGCCGCCAAGCAGGGGGTGAAATCCTATCTGTCTAAGGCGCTGGGCGAGAAAGCCGGGCGTACCGTCAACGAAGCTGCGCTCAAGCGCCTGGCCACACGCGCGCTGGACAAGGGCGTACGGCGCGGGCAGATGGCTGGAGCTTTCGCCGGATCATCGGGACTCGAGGCCGGCGGCATCTTCGCGGACACGGTAGAGGAAAACGGTCAGACGCATCCCGGCGTGGCCGCGGCGTTCGGTGTGCTCGCCGGCGCGCTCGACGCGATCCCGGTGATCAACCTGTTCGACAATTGGGGCATCGGCCGCGAGGTCAAAGGCGCGATCCTCAAGAATCTCACGCAGGGGAAGTGGGGCGCGGCGACGAAGAAGGTGCTCGAGCAGGCCGCGCTCGAAGGGTCCACCGAAGGCGTGCAGACGGTGGTGGAGCGCGCCGCGGCGAAGTTCGTCGACGACAACAAGGACATCTTCTCCGACGAGGGGTGGAACGAAATCATCAACGCCAGCGCCGCCGGCGGCCTGATGGGCGGCGTGATGGGGGTCCCCGCTGGCGTCATCGCGCACCGGCAGGCCGGGCAGCCAGAGGCACCGCCCGCGCCAGAGATTCCCGAGCGCGGCACCGACCTGGCCGGCGGCGAGAGCGAGGACCTGCTGGGCGCCGGCGACACCGCGCTCGGTGCCGAAGAAATCACCATCGAGGACACGCTTGCCAACGCGCCGGGCATCGACGTGCAGGAGCTCAGCCCCGAGCAGGTCGACGTCACGCGGCCGCTGGACACTGAGGGCATCGACGTCACGGAGCTGCAGACGCAAGACCTGACCGCCGCGCCGCCGCCGCCCGATACCGCCGGGATCGACGTCACCGAGCTGTCGGCGCAGGACGTCGCCGCGGCCGAGCCGCCCGTGGAGCCGGTCGATACGACCGGGATTGACGTGGCCGAGCTCCCGCTGCAGGAGACGCAGCCCGCCGCGGCGCCGGCCGAGCAGGTGCCTACCGCTGGGATAGACGTGGCCGAGCTGACCACGGAGCCCGCTGCCGCCGCGCCTGCGAGCGTTGAGGATGCCATCGACCAGGCCGCAGCCGAAGCGGCGACGTCCCCCGACAACGACCTGCCCGAGCCCACCGAGGCTCAGAAGAAGGCCGGCAACTATAAGAAGGGGCACGTCCAGGTCCACGGCCTCGACATCTCCATCGAGAACCCCGCCGGCTCGAAGCGCCGCCCCGAGTGGCCCGATCTGACCCACGACTACGGCTACATCCGCCGCACTGAGGGCAATGACGGCGATCAGGTCGACGTGTTCCTCGGCCCCGATCCGCAGTCGGAGACGGTGTACGTCGTCGACCAGCGCAATCCCAAGACGGGAGCGTTCGACGAGCACAAGGCCATGGTGGGCTTCGATTCGGAGCAGGCTGCGCGCGAGGGGTATCTGTCGAACTACGGCAAGGGATGGAAGGGGATGCGCGGCATCACCGCGATGTCCGTCGACGAGTTCAAGGACTGGCTCAAGAACGGCGATACCAAGAAGCCTGTCGGCCAGTCCGACACGTTCAAGCGGGTGAAGGCGCGCAACGCGAAGAAGAAGGGCGAGGAAGTCCCGCACACCGACGACGACCGCGATATGCAGGTGGCAGAGCCCGCCGCCACGCCGCCGCGCAAGCCCAAGCCCGAGACGTCTACCGATGAGGTCCCGTTCACCGACGACGGACGGGACGTGCCCACGGAGGCCACCGACAATGCCGAGACGGTACGAAGCGATGAGGGACAAGTTCGAGGACGAGGGAATGAGTCCGAAAAACGCCAAGAGAAAGGCGGCACGAATCTACAACGGGACCAGGAAAAAGAGCGAGCCGAAGCTGAGTCCGAAGCACAAGCGCCGAAGCAGGAGAAAGGCTGGAAGCGCATAGGCGCCAACTCTGCCGGAGAGCCGCTGTATGAGGACCACAACGGCGTGCGCTCGATCACAGATGGGGGGATTCGCATCACGGAGTCTGTAGGCATCGTGCCTGGCCGCGGCATCATCATCAACAAAGAGGGCCGCGATGCGCGGTTCCTGACGGCCACGGAAAGGGACGAGCGCAAGGCACAGGCAGAGCCCGCCGAACCTGCCCCCGCGAAACCCTCACAGAAAACGCCGGAACCGGCTCCCGCCGCACCGGAGAGTGGTAAACTCGAAACCGAGGGCGAGACGACGCCGCCCCAGGAGGCCCCCGATGTCAGCGTGGAACGAGCAGGCGAGACGGCACTGGAAGGAGTTTCAGCCGAGCCGGTACGCACGCCTGCAGGCCGAGGGCCGGCTGAACGCGGAGGTCGCGAAGGCGGTGACGAACACGCGCCGGGATATGAGTCAGCTCCAGGAGATAGCGGGGCTGACGTACGACGAGGCGTGGGAAGCGGTGAGGGAGAGGTATCTGTTCCCGCCGCCGGAGAGCCAGCCACCCGAGGCGTAGGGAACTACCGCATCACCGAGGCCGACGAGCTCGGCCGCGGCGGCGTCAAGACCAAGTTCGCACAGAACGTCGCTGCCATCCGTCTTGCCAAGGAACTGGTCGAATCCGGCCAGCCCGCCACTCTCGAACAGCAGAAGATCCTCGCCAAGTACGTCGGCTGGGGCGGTATGCCCCAGGCCTTCCCGCGCCCGGACGGCTCGGTTGCGAAGGGCTGGGAGAAGCAGGCCGAGGAACTGCGTGAGGTCCTGAGCGACGAGGAATACGCCGCGGCCCGGCGCTCCACGCAGGACGCCCACTACACATCCCCCACCGTCGTGGGCGCGATCTACAACGCGCTGGCGCGCTTCGGCTTTACTGGCGGCAAGGTGCTGGAGCCGTCCGTGGGCACGGGCAACTTCCTTGGGCTGACTCCCAGCGCGCTGCGCTCAAAGGCGCGGTGGACCGGCATCGAGCTCGACCCGCTCACGTCCAAGATCGCGCAACTGCTCTACCCGAAGGCCGACATCATCAACAACGGCTTTCAGGATGTGGCCGTGCCGTCGGGATCGTTCGACCTGGTGATTGGCAATCCGCCGTTCGGCAGTCAACGCCTGTTCGATCCGAACCACAAGGACATATCGAAGTTTTCTATCCACAACTTCTTTTTCGCCAAGTCCATTGAGGCTACGCGCCCCGGCGGCCTGATCGCGATGGTGGTGTCGAACTACATGCTCGATTCGACCAAGGCCGGCGCGCGCGAGTACATGGGCGACAAGGTGAATTTCCTTGGCGCGATCCGGCTGCCGAACACGGCATTCAAAGAGAACGCGGGCACCGAAGTCACGACCGACATCATCTTCCTCCAGAAGCGTGGGGAGGGCGTGCCGGTCATCGAAACCGCTTGGACCCATGTAGGCACGGTGGAGGACCCCGCCGGCGGCGAAGCGATCACGCTCAACGAGTATTTCGTCAACCACCCCGACATGATGCTGGGTGAAATGCGCCGCGAGGGTTCGATGTATGCCAAGGACTCTGCCGCGCTGATCGCCCCGAAGGACCAGGACCTCGCCGCCGAGCTCGAGGCCGCGGTTGCAAAGCTGC